TGCTTGATACGGCACAGTCGCCATCAACTGGCCATTGCTGACATATATTTCAGCCTGAAATCCGTTGGTGGCAATCATCTTTACATTCTTGTATGCTCCACCGCTGTAATTCACGAGCGGAACTGTTTCAAGGCTGGCTCCAACTACTGTAAGCGAGTAGTAGGCTCCTGGAACATTCTTGTCAAGAAAGATGATTGACTGGGTCGCAAGTGTTCCATCAGTCTGATTGGAGTTTATCTTTCCATCAGGAGCAACGGTCAAAGACCACTGGTTTCCCAGCGAATCAATAACAACAAGTTGCGGATAACCGACAGGCGTACCGAAAAGTGGATTGTTAGGCCCTAGACCAACTTGAGCGTGAATCTGCAACATCTTGTGCTCAGTGTACGTCAGCTCCTTCGTAATATGTGGAGCTCGGCGCACACGGACTATTGGACTGCCAAAATCAGTTGAAAACTTATTGCTCTGCCAGTAGATTGTACCGCTAGCTCTGTCACCAACTAGGTGTTTTCCAAACGCGACGCAATGGCAGCGAGCACGATGAGCCGCGTGTTGCCCTTTGGTGAAGAATGATTCTTCATGCCACATATTCGTAGCACAGTCAAACACCCAGGTCTTATTCTCAGTGGGAAACCACAGAACCCACATAGCGTGACCGTTCAATTGCTTCGAATACCCTATGGCGTCAGCACAGGTTGCATACCCTTGCCACTCAGATTCAACTGCATGGTTTGAAACACGAACTGGCGTGTATCCGTTAACACGGTAAGCGACGCCGAATCCTCGTTCGTCACCTCCAAGGAAGAACACGCTGTTGTCAAGTCTGACTGGACTGTCTGCGGCAAGCAGCCCTTGTTCAATGGTGCCGCCCGGTATAGGAGAGAATGGAAAATTCGCTGAGCCACTATTGTAGTAGACAACAGAGCGCGTTGTTCCCCAGATCCAAATCTCACGATGATCAATCAGCATACCGACCGCATTTTCAGGAAATACGCTGATCTGTGCTACGTCGGAGCCGGCCCACTGTGTGAAGTCATCAAGCGCCGATATCTGAAACTTCTGTGAGTCCGCTATAAGCGAAACACCGTATCCGTCAGAATAACCGATACGAGAGATAGGGCCAAGACCTGTCGCAGCAACCGTGAACACTCCAGTTTGCAGATTGTAGACATACAGCGAGCCGCCGCTGCTGATTGCAATCTGGTATCCATTATTCGCGGCTATGTAGACAGGAGTTCCTTGTCCGCTCAATTTACCGATGAGCGTGGCAGTTCCTCCTGCATGAATTTCCCACAAGTTAGATCCGGCGGCAAAGGCGCGCCCATTGATACTGAATATCTGAAGAACGCTTGTCTCGCCCACTAAGGTGACGAATACTGCAAGACCTTCGCGATCGTACAAGTTGTAAGGACTGACTCCAGCGTTCGTTTCATTCTGCTCAACGTACATATTGATCAAACGCTGAGCATCCGCGCTTAAAGACTCACTGGAGTACGATGGTCCAACAAACCCAAACCTTGCCATACTCTACTCTCCAGTTATCCAATTGAACGCTTTACGACCACGAGCTACAAGTGCTGGATCACAGTGAGCTTCTGGAATAACGATGTTATTTGACTTAATCTTCGCAATTGCAGACGCAGCAAGACCAGCAACGTCCGGCCTAAGTTCAGCATTGAACTCAGGAGCCAAGCGAACTGCAAGATTATACCGAATCGCTTCGTTGTACCCAGGAGGAAATTCAAGATCCAGCTGTGTATCGGTCATTTTAGTCAGCTGTGACCAGACATAAAATGCGAACTGGATACCAACAGTTGGGATTGGCCACACGCTCAAGTTGCGCTGTGGGAACGCTACATCGTCATACATAATCTGCGGAAGCGTACTGCTGATTGCTTTGACAGGAACTTCGCTCCAAACAGCCGAATCAATCGTGTACTCCATCGGAAGTTCAAGCGGCTGTACCGGATTGTTCAAACTAATGACACCGACACGCTCAATCCTGTTTGGGCGAACAATGTTGAAGTCGCCGCCTAGGCCAAGCGAATACGTTTGCTTGAGCGTAGACGGCGTCAGCACCAGTCGCTGGATATTGAACACCATCAATCGCTCAAGGCCCCAAGCCGCCAACATATCGTTAAAGACAGCCATGCCAGTTTCTGCTTGGTCATCCGTTGGGGTTTCTCCCACCGCGATTACATTGAGCAACCGAAGGGCACTACTGATGATGTCAATTCCGTACATTTATACCTTCCTTTTGCGACGCCAGACTCCGCGCTCCTGCTCAACCTCGGCAGGTTGTTCCTGCTCAGCAGTTTCTTCCTGCTCAGCAGTTTCTTCCTGCTCAGCAACTTGTTCGTGAACCGAACTGCCTTCCAACTTTTCCAGCAGTTCGCTCAAACGCTCATCGCTACCACTGGCGCTCGGCGCATACGATTCAGAAGATGCCGGCTTTACGCTGTCATGAATGCTGTGAGTCGTTGGACCTTTCGCTTCAAGAAGCGAATCGTGCCAGCCATCGCCAAGCAACTGTTCTTGCTCAGGACTATGCACGAGAACTGATTTGTTATGCTTGTGGTGCTTCCACTTCGGAAAATCGCTGGCCACTAAACCTCCTATTTAGCTCTTAAACCGCCACAGCGCGGTATTAAGATGTAAAGGCGAGCGCGTAAGAGCCTCTTAACGCGCTCGCCGCCCATTGGCCCATGGTACCGCCTGCCCGCCTGTTAGTAGGACGGGTAAAACTTGGCCGTGTTCAGGTCGTACGTCCAACATTCAACCTTGCTTACGACCGCAGTCGAAGCAAGAGCGATGTTGTTCGCAGTCGTCGTAGTCCAAATGGCGTCGGGTACTGCACAGATAGTACCCTTGGCGAAGCCAACCGGAATATTGAAACCAGTGATCGCGTTCGTACCAGTGATGTGGAACAGCGGACCAGTCGGCGTGACAAGACCGGCTGCGCTGGCCACAGCGGTCGTAGGCGAGACAGGAAATGAGTTGTTGAAGCCAGGAACCCAAGTGTTGCTCACAGAACTGCAAAGCCACTGGTATCCAGTGCGTACATTGATCAGAGGCTGTGCCAGCGTAGAAGACGCTGTGCAACTGCCCTGAGGATCATACGCCTGGAAGATCTGCGGCAGTCCCTGAAGCACCATCGCTCCGGCAGCGTGCAGCGTGGCGGGAGTGCCAAGCTGTGCTCGCCTCACAGTGACCGACGTATTGAGCGTACTGACTCCTGTGATCTGCATTGCTTCACAGTCAACGAAGACGTAGTTACCAACGAGGAAGCCGGTGTTTGACGCAGGGAAAATTGTGACCTGCGCCGTGGTGGTGATGGCATAGCTCAGCGTAGTCTGCGTAGGAACGGCCTGTCCGAACATCACAGACGCGAACACAGACACAAACAGCATGAGCACGAGCAAACGAAGTTTATTCATATTCTTTCTTTCTCCTGGTCGGGCAACCTAAGTTGCCCGACCTAAAGATTGGTTGATTCTTAGCTGCAGATGCGGCAAGCCAACTCGGCGTACAGAGTCGCCCAACCGTACAGGACGTCCAGGCGGCACGGGAACCGATCCGTGTTGATGTCGTATGCACGAACAAGGCGGATGCTGAATCCGACCTGTTTATCGCTCACACGAGCTGCCATGTCAACACCACCGGGAAGCGGTAGGTCAGCGCAAGCCACCGTGAACGCGTCACGATGGAAACCAAGTCCCTGCGGAGTGGTAGTGCCACCACCAGCGCTCACGGTACCAGTGCTGTCGAAGATCACCAACGTAGCTCCGGTTGCAGGAGAGTTGGTAACGTTCTGGAAGGCACCAGCGGTGACAATCGCCGGCGAGAAGTTGATGGTCATGTTACCAGCGCCATCACTGGCACCAGGAGCTGTGACAACGAACTGGCGAAGAGCGCCAGTGTTCTGGCGGTTCTGCGGATTGACTGCGTAAACTCCGGCCATTGTGAACGTATCGCCGACATTCAAACGCTGAGCGGCAACGGCAGTCCATCCATTTGTGATAATCTGACTTCCGGTCTGGCCATTGCCGTTGACGATAGGTGCGCCGCCAAGAGCACCAATGGTCTGGACACCGACGTTCTGATCCATAGACCATTTGAATCCGATCACGCGGCCCATCGTTCCTTCTTCATACTGCTTGGCAATGTCGTCAGACGACTGGAACAATCCCTTCAATGCGTCAATAATAGTTGCTTGCATTCCGGGATTGATGATCAGTGCACGATCGCTATCGCGAGGCGCTGCTTCTTCGTCCAAACGCTGGCCAACCTTCAAGTACGACAGCAAGGCGTTGGGAACTGTGCCGGGAGTGCCGATACAGTTGTAGACATTGAGGTACTGCTGCAATCCGTCGTAGTCAATGTTGTTTGCGATGTTGGCGACAGCAGGTTTGATGAACCGCTTGCTGAAGTCGTCAATGCTCAGTGCCAAGTCAGCGGACGTAAACGCGATGTCAACGCCGCGCTGAGTGGTGAGGGCCAAAGGAACCTGACTCTCAGTCGCATCTTCAATTTGCAAACCCTGACCAGTACGGCCAAGATAACGAGCCGGCTTGCGAATGTTCAACGTGGTGCCGATTTTCGCACCAGAAATGCCAAACGATCCGTCGAAGTCACGACGAACGTGCTTCGCAAAGATGAGGTTGTTCTCAAGGATCATCAGGGCTTCCCTGGTGATCATTGAGATTGTTAGCAGAGTGTTTGCCAAGATCTATCTCCTATTTACCGCGACGAGTTTTCGCGTAGTCCTGGTACGATAATTCGTCTATGGGAATTTCAGTTCGTGTTCCAGTTCCAGAAACAGTTTTGATAGGCTCAGGCGCCTTCGTGACAACTGTCTTCTTTTCCAGAGCACCAGTTTTCGTTGGCCCATCATTTGCGCTTGCCTTCGCGAGCTTTGCTGCCAGCTTGCCAATTTTCGCTGCGACGGCCAATGGCCTCATACGAAGAGCTACGAGTTCTTCACAGAGTTCAGGATTCTTGGCCAAGTGGTACACGATTTCAGGGCCGTTTTCCTGCTCAATGATTGCGAATTTTGCTGAATCCGGTATATCACTGTTCGCCGCGCTGACAACCTCGTCAAAGTCTTCAAGTTGCCCACGAGCTTCTGATACGCGCTGATTATACGCGTCAAACATCGCACGCTGGGCATCTTCAGTTTCTTTGACCTGGAGTTCAGTGGCTTGGGCTTCTTGTTCCTTCTTTTGCTCGTTGAACAGCTCACGAGCGACGGCGCGTGCGCCAAAGCGCACGGAGGCCTTGACATAATCTTCGTACTTATCAAAGTCGCCGGGAATCGGCTCTTTTTCTTCTAGTACTGGATCCGCAGATTTTTCTGTCTTTGCAGCGGCCTTGCCATCAATCTTGGCTTCCAGAGCATCCAGTCTTTCTTTGAGCAGCCTGTTTTCTTCTAGCGCGGCGGACTTTTCATTTTCAGCGGCATAGTTCCTTGCTGTCAGTTTGTTGATGCGACGCTCGTAGCCATTTTTCGGCTCCACAAACGTCTTTTCGTCATGTACCGCGCCTTTATCTTCCTTCTTTGCTTCTTCAGCCGGTACTCCCGACTTTTCTTCAGGCTTCGGTTCAGCACTTTGTTTTGAT